CTCGCCAGTGCGATCTATCACAATCAACTCTATCTTGTGCTCGTGCACACACTTAATGATGCGGTTGTACAGATCAAACCAAGTGATACGACTCACTCCATTAAGGTCCTGCAGAGTCAAAATCAACAGTCTGGTGTCGGGAAAAAATTCAGATATCGCGCCCACTGAACTTGGCACCAATCTAAGATCTGGTCTGTGTCGCAAGGTCAAAAACATTGCATATTTACACCAAAGAAAAACCCCGCCGAAGCGGGGTAGTTTTTCCCATCCCTGAGAGTTTTTGATTAGCTGAACGACAAGTTCGAAACAGCGATCTCACCCAGATAGTCAGCTGCGTTACCGAAGCTGCTTGCTGTGTTGGTAAGTTCGATGTAACCATAACGAGTCATGAAGCTAACTACTGGTTCAAAAGTAGTTGGATCCAGAACAACGCCGGAGCTCATCAGTGGAATATAAGGGCAGTAGAACGCGGCTGCATCAGCCTCGCTTGAACCCTTGTAACCAACTAGAACTGCTTGTGCGTCGCTGGCATAGCTGTCAACAAACACACGCATTGCGCCGTTTAATGTACCAACAAACTTAGTGTTTGTAGGTGCTTCAAATGTGCCTTCAGTTGTACGTGCAAATGCCGAAGTTGTTGCGCTTTGCAGCACAGTCAACGATGCAGGTGACACAACTGCCCAGTTACCAGCGCCACGACGTGTACGCTGAGCGATCAGGTTAGCAACACGGTTGATCAGAACTGCCAAAGCGGCGTGTTCGTCACCAACAAATGTAGCTGTACCAGATACAGTAGCTTGGTTGTATGTAAACTCAGTTGCTGCCAAAGTACGCAGGCTCAACAGGATCTCTTGGTCAATTTCAGCTGTGATTTCTTGAGCCAAAGCTGCCATGATTTCTGCTTCTACGTCAATGCCATGCATTGCTTGTGCGTCTTGAGCTGCTTCAAAAGTCCAGCGAGCTTGTAGCTTGCGGGTCTTGGCTTCAACAGCTTGCTTCAGGATCTGAACGCTGATGTTACGACCACCAGAACCTTCAAGAATTGAAGTGTCAGCACCAGTGTAGCGAGTCTGGCTTGTACCAGGCACACCAGCAGTCACAGTGCTTGCTGACGAGTAAGCTGTTGCAATCTTGAATGGACTCAGTGCTTCTTCACCAGCAATGGTTGAAGTAGCAGCAGCTGAAGTGTCATTCATTGTGCTTGCATAGCGTACACGCAGAGTGTGGATTTGGCCCACTGGACCGGTCATTGGCTGAACGCCTACCAGTTCGTTAGCGATCACAGTTGGCATCACACGACGAATCACTGGAAGAATGACACGGTTAAGAGTAGCGACATTACCAGCAGCAGTGCTGCCAGAAGTTGCATTCTCTTTCAGGTACTTGCGAGTGTTCTCGAGGATAACACCCATTGTGCTGCGACGTGAACCTTTAAGGCCTTCCATTAGGGCTTCTTTGGTTTCGTCCCAGCGGTTTTCGAGTAATTGCTCTGACATTATAGTCTCCTTTTGCTTATAATCCTGCCAATCTCTTGATGTCAATCACATTGCTGCGATCGTCATCTTGTTGAGGCGAGGTAGTTTTATCCCCAGTCACTTCGCTAATCGATTCTGTGATCACTTTCTGGGCTTTCACAGATCGGTTCTCGAGCACCGCTGGTAGATACTTTTCAAAAGCGTTTTTCAGACGCGGAGTCTGGACGCTTTCAAGAAGATTACGCATGACTTCTTGCTTCTCTTTGTTAAGAGGAGCCAACAAGTCGGCCATGATATTGGCACGTTCATTGTTTTCACGAATCATACGAATCTCTCGTTCTTTACTCTCCACAACTACACGAGCGTGTTCAGCCACTTGTACAGCCTTGGCCAACTTGGCATTTTTATCAGAAATCATTGCAGTGAGCTTGCGCACTTCTGCATTTTCATTGAGATGAGTCGCACTGAATTCTGTAGCGTATGCTTCAAAAATGCGACGGCCAAAGTTGTTTTCTCGTGCAACTTGGATATCTTCACGTAGCTGGTTGAGTTCAGCCTTGAGATGCTTGGACACCGATTGACTCATCTTCTGCGCACTTTCTTTTACAAAACGTGCTTTCAATGATTCAAGTTTTACACGGGCATCGCGCACTAAACGTACTTGGGTTTCAACAACCTTTTGTTTGTCTTGAGCGAATTCCATGATTTCTTCTGCAAGAGCACGCACCACAAAGGTTTCTAATTTTTCTAGTCCTGTGTTGTGAGCCTTGCGATCTCTACGCACTTCTGCGATTTCTTCTGCCAATTTGGTTACCATGAAGTCGTTAAACTTAGTGGCATTTTCTTTCATCTTGGCTTGGAATTTCACACGATCTTCAGTTAGTTGACGCTTTTCAGCAGCAACACCTTCAATCTCTGCGTTTAGACCTTCGGTTACCATGCGATCTAGGGCTTCAACCATCACGCTTTTATCGTGCTCATAGCGTTGTGCAAACTCTTCGCGGAGTTCTGCACGCACCTGTTCACGAGCTTCATTTAGCTTGTTGTCCCAAGCTTCATTGATCTCGCGACTAACATCTTCGTTAATTAGGCCGCTATCTAGTAATGGTTTGATGGCATCTAACATTATTAGATTCTCCTTAGATCTTGAGATCCTTGATAAGGCGTTTTACTTCCTCTTTCAGGTATCTCTGTACTTTGTTGTCCGTACCAACTTCTTTGGCTATCTCAAGTGCTCTATGCCCGTATTTCATGTTCATTAAGCCCTCATAAACTGCTGTTGGATAAGCGTTGGGTGCGCTGGGTTGGGCAACCACATCAACAGTGACTATTTCAAAGTCACTGACATGTCCGGTTCTGTCGTCAACATTGCCGCTACCACGGCTGCTGACGCCTAGTTTAACTCCAGAGTCTAACATGGTTTTAACCAGTTGACCCATAGGAGTTGGTAATATTCTCATTTTGCCATAGCCATCGCTGCCGTCCATCCACATTTTTTCAATCATGTGACTCACACGATCTAGATTGATCTTTAGATCATCTGGATGGTCAACTTCGCCTAACACACTCATGCCACTGGTCAATTGTTCATTGATAGTGTTAACGGCACGATTGATTTCACGAGTTGGATAAACTCGTTCGTTGGCGTTGCGTTTGTCACCTTGGATGCATATACCCTGCATATAAAGCTTTTTACCTGACCCGTCAGGAGCATCTTCTTGCAAGAGCTCCACACGGGCTTGAGTAAAAGTCAGGGTTTCACGTAGGCAGCGATTCACAGCAGATCCTTACAGTGGGCTCTTGGTGTTAACACCAGTGGCCTGTGCTAGGTGCGGCTTAGTTGCTGGCTTTTGGCTTACAGTGCTTTTGGCTGGCGCATTTTGCACGTCGCTGATCATGTCTTTGACGTTGTTGCTGTATGCACCTGGAGCGTCGTGCTTGCCACCTTGGCTTGTACCAGTGTGAACAGGCTTGCCTTCCATGCATGTCCATTTCTTCTCCGCCGTCGCCAAGGTCGATGTCTAGTTCGTCTTCACCGCCCATGTCGTCACCCATGTCATCGCCCATTAGAGCTTCAAATTCAGACATAAGTTCATCTAGCTTGTCTTCAATGTTCATAAGCTTGCCTTCGATGTCGCCATCGCCAGCATCGTCGCCCATGTCCATGTCCATTTCTTCGCCTTCTTCATCGGCTTCCATGGAAATGCCTTCTTCTTCAACATCAACATCGTCAATTAGATCATCAGCTGAATCACCGCCGATTGCCATTTCTTCAATGCTTTCTTCTTCTTCGTCGCGGGCTTCTTCGACACTTTCTTCGTCGTCCTCGCGTGCTTCATCAATTTCTTCTTCAGCGTCCATCATTTCTTCATAGATCTGACGACTCTTTTCAACCACGATATCGTGGAACAAGGCGCGAGCTTTGTCCTCTTCATCGTTGATCACATACTCAATTAACTGTTCGAACTTTTTGTTCATGTGTAAGCTCCTCATGGGTAGAAATTTCATTTGTCCCCAAGAAGGGCAAATGTATTACTATATTTAACGGATTGATGTAAAGAGTGCCGCAAATGGGCGTTTTTTTGCAATAATATTACAAAAATTCTTACATTGTGGGTTGTGGAGGTGGTGAATATTGCGCCTTGATGTCTTTGAGTTTTTCTTTGTATTCGTATTTTCTCAAATCATTCATTTGACGCAGCTTGTTTAACTGCTTGAGTGTCAAGCGAGTTTTCCTTAAATTTTGTATCTGAGGGCGGCTGTTATCTTGAGCTAGGTCTTGATAAGCTGCGGGACTGCGCTGATACAATTCTGTAAGGATCATGTAGATATTTATACCGAAGGTGGCGCTGCTGGTGCAGCGGTAGGTCCAGCAGCATTGCCAGCAGTGGGTGGTGTTCCACCCAATGCACCGTCGCCAGCACCAGGTTCACCAATGTTGGCTAATTCCTGACCGGTTTCTAGATCACTTTGCAACCCGCCCGGAGTTACTCCAATTGATCGTAGATCCTGTCCTTGTGTGGTTTCAAGATCAGGCTGATCACGTTCTTCTTTCCAGAGCTTTTCGTTTTCAGAAATTTCATCTTCAGTCAATCCCAAGAATCGCTGTAGCATAAAACGCTTGCTCAGGTAAGGCAACGGCTCAAGTGCTGTGAAACTGCTGATACGACTAGCGTCTAGTTCGCTCTGTCGATAACTGGCAAAATTCTGCGGTGGATTAAACTTTAGGTCAAACAGTCCAGAATCAATGTTAAAGCCGCGCCAGGCCAAAAACATCTTAAATTCGTCGTCTAGTTTTTGTACAATAGCCTGTTGTAAACGTTCACAATACTGATTAAATCTGTACTCTTGAATCAGCGCAGTGCCCACTTTACCATCGTTTAAAGCTCGATCACTGTCATCTGGTCCAGTGGGAAGATAACTTGAAGGCACTCGTAATCCACGTGCCATTTTGTTGTTGAAATATTTTAGATCGTCAATCTCGCCTAGATTCTGTCCACCAGGCAGTGTGTCTACAGTGCTGCCTCGGCCATCTGCTGTTTGCGGAAAGAAGTAATCTTCTCCAATGCTCAAGGGATTGTAAGAACTGTCCATGATGTTGTTGCCACCGCCGCCCACAGTGGGAATACGGCGTTGATGCATTTCATTTTTCACACGTTCAACAAACTGCATGGCCATGTGACT